AGAGATGATTAAAGAGTTTGCCCCTACTGCCGTCGTGTGTAATGGCGATGCGCTGGACGGGGCTTCTATAAGCCGTTTTCCTCGTACTGATTGGAGTAAGCTGCCAACCATGAAAGAGGAATTGGAAGCCTGTCAATATTTTCTAGGTGAAATTGAATCAGTAGCTAAGGGCGCTAAATTGTTTTTTCCAATGGGCAATCATGACCAAAGGCTAGAGGCTAACATTGTTGCCAATCTTCCGTCTTTTGAAGGTATACCTGGCACTAGCCTTAAAGATTACTTTCCTATGTGGCAGCCTTGTTGGTCTTTTTGGGTAAATGAAGATACTTGTATTAAGCATCGTTGGAAAGGTGGCTGGACAGGCGGTAGGAATAATGCCGTTAATTCAGGTGTCAACATGATTACTGGTCATACTCATGTGTTATCTGCCATTCCATTTAACGATTACAACGGTACACGCTGGGGCGTACAGACAGGAACTCTAGCTGACCCTAATGGGCAACAGTTCAGCTATACAGAAGATACCCCTAAAGATTGGAATAGCGGCTTTGTAATGCTATCTTTTGAGCGCAGCAAACTATTGCAGCCTGAAATGATTAGAGTTTGGGGTGAAGATGAAGTTGAGTTTAGAGGCAAGATACATCAAGTATGAGGCTAAATCCAGAGGTTATTAGAAACCTTTACGCTTCTCTTTATTGTTGTTATCCATTTACTAAATGGAAAATGCCTGTACCTGAAGAAATAGATTTTGTTGTTACTGCTGACCCTGAAACAATGGGTACTTACTTATACGATACAGGTGAGGATTATGAGCATACCATTACTATTTCTTCCGCCAGGTGCGGTCATTACTACACCGTTATAACGACACTAGCCCATGAAATGATACATCTTAGCTTTCATCGGCAAAAGGGTGATAAATGGATGCAACATGGCAAACCATTTAGAATTCGTTGCAAACTGGTTGCTACTGAATTAGGCTTTGACCCTTTGGAGTTGTGAGTTACTCATAGCCCTTTCCAAGTTTCTGACTGACTCGCTCCAATAACCTCTCACAGGATATTTGCCATTTTTGCTCAAAAGCAGAGATACCAAGGTGGTGAAGGGAATCATTTCCAAGCCGATGATGGATTGGGCAAAGAGGCAAGACTGGGGATGTAGACCTCTTAGCTCCATATCTCCGCACATGATGGATTTCCGCTGGCGAGCCGCCTTCAATCCCAAGGACTTCGGAGCATAGAATACATCCGAGTTCTGCAATCTTATTGAGAGCGTTCTTTTCATCTTTTGTAGCCATTAGCTAGTGTGTACCAATCTCTATAAAATTGTTTTAATTCTGAAAAGCTAGTGCCACATTTCATAAACTCACCGTTTTTAGTTATTTGCCAGTAACTCTCTACAACGGTTTCATCATTGGTATTGCCAACAATGATAAGCACAATAAAATTTTCTTTACTAGCTAAGGCTTTAAGCATAATCTTTTGACCTTCGCTTAATTTCTCACCAGAATTCTTCCATTCCATGATTAGAAATTGACCATTGCGCTCTACAATACCATCTATATCACATGGTACAAAGCCTGGGTTATCAGCTATAAGCCCTTTAAAATCACAATAATCTTGGTGTTTAGCCAAGATATTACGCATTAGTTTAGCCATTGTTTTCTTATTTGTTCGTATGTAGCAAACTCTAATTTAATGGTTTCATCTGCTAAATCATGGGCTATTTTAGTAGCTTTTTCGTATTGATTTTTAAGTGTAGCGTTGTGATAGCATTTTAATAATTTTTGTATACGCAAATAGTTTTCAGAGTAATCATTCATCTAGTCATTCTTTCAATATTACGGTTGCTTGCTTCAGTTGTGCGCCATGCCTCAAATCTCATCTTAGCTGCCTCTAATTGCCATCTAAGCGCTTCTGTTTGCTCTGTAGCTATTCCAATGGCTTTGCATAAATCTTGGTATTCTTGGCTTGCGTAGGCTTCCATTTCTTTTGCGTCAATGCTAGAACCCTTTGATTCTGTAGCTTTAATTGCTCTAAGAGAATGTCTAAAATTTTCCAACTCTGCCAATCTGCCTTTTGCAGCAGCATAATCTGGCGCTTTCTTGAAAATGAAGTCAATCGCATCATTTGGGTCTTTCATTTTAAGTTCATCCATAGGCCAACTTGGGCGGCAGCATAGCCAATCCAAATTAAAGCGTTGCTATTTGAACCCTTAAAATATTGAGCTAATCCTACAACTAAATACCCAAGCCCTGTTGCTGCGACAATATACCTTTCCAGCATCCCCATTCCCCTTTGTTTCCTAACTTATATTGCGTGTAAAAATCACGCAAAAGCCGTTCGTCAAGATTGTATTTACTGATGTACTGCCTGAACCAAGTTAAACCTTTCTTAGCTCTTAAATGGCATAAAAATCTTACTCCACATTCATGTTTAGCTTTCTCAAGCACTTTTCTTTGAGAGTCTGGTAAGTATCATAACCATTGCCGATAACACCAAGTTCTCTAGCTTTTGCTTCAATACCTTCATTAGTAAACATCCACTTTTTATCACTTTTCTCTCTCCTTGGTTCAATAATTAACTCATCTTCCCAGCGTTCTTGATTTAACCAGGTTGCTGGATGAGGTATAAATTCTAACTCAGTTTCCTTAGCTTTCCAATACGATAAATGGTCATCTATGGCTCTGCAAGCGTCTAGTTGTTGTTGTTCTGTTAACTTGGCAAATGCTTTGCAAGCAACTGCTTTGGCTATCTTTCTTGGATATAAAGACCAGAATTCATCAAACATTATTGCAATACCCTTGGGCTTGATGGTGTAGATGGGCTACTTGGTACTGTGTAGCCTGTGTTGCCTACAACACTTTGTGTATAACCGTTTGGAGTTGTGATAACCACTTGGTTTGGATAAATAGTAGCGGTTTGGGTTGTATAGCCCATTGGGTTTACAAATTGCGCTGTATTGCCGTTGATTTGTACCGTTCCAACATTGTAGCCACGACTATCAGTCATTGGATACGTTTGCGCTTTAGCTGGTATACCGTATGCAAATAGCCCACCTAGTACTGCACCTAATAAACACGCACCTAAAAAATCTTTCATTTAAATCCCCTTAAATGTTTACTCGATATTGAGTAGATGTAGTTTCCCCAATAGTCTAGTTATAGTCCACTAGTATTTATACCTATGTTGCTTTTATACCAATCCCAAGAGGTTTGAGCGCACCTAGCCTACCTAAGTGCGCCTTCAGAGTATTCCCATTGAGGAATCGCTCACCCGACAGTCTTGCATGGTATAGGCACTATCTTCGCCACCTATATTGCGCTGTTTCAACCATTACCCCCAGTAGCGCTTTTAATCCTATCCCCTGGTATGTCGTTAGAGCCTCGAGATAGGAAGATGAGTTTACATCAATTGCGATGGTACTTGTCAAGCGGATTAAGTAACATACTTTTTAGAAGTTCATCTATATTTCTAAACCATTGAGTTACCTTCATGCCGCTATGCGTGTAAATGGTAAAACTCATATTCTGTCTATGAAAGTGTTGCTTTTTGGCACAAGCTCAGGCCATATCCAATGCCAGCAAGTAGGAAACATCTCCTGGCGTGTAATAAGCCCATGTGATTCCTTTTCTAGTAATGCTGCCAACATCATTAATTTGTCTGCTGGAATGGTGCTATTGCGCCATTGGTACACAGCTTGTACGCTGACATTGGTTTTCATGGCTACTTTTTTAGCGCCACCAAGTAACTCAATCATTTGTTCTGCGGTTAGTTTATTTTTCATAGTAAGCAAAGTTTACCCTATTTGTTTTATTTATACAACACGCTTGCACTTTTTGTAAATTTACTTTAATATTTAGTTATAGCAATTTTGCTATGCCATTAAAGGGGAATTTTATGGGTGAATTAAATCAACTAATGCTAGAGCATGAAGAATTTTTAGAGTCAGCACTTGATGACATGGAATACGGTGGCGAGCTTACACAAGAGCAAGTTGACTGTATACGCCAAGCGTGTGGCAAACCAAAACGCAATGTAGTCCTTAAAGAATTGTTTAACGACTTTGGCAATATTTTTGGAGGTGCAAAATGAGTTTTTATGACAACATAAAAGCATTTCCAGTAAACACCGAATGGGATTATGGCGGTGAACAAGGGTTTAAATCTGCTGGAATGGATTTGCGTGATTATTTTGCGGCTAAAGCTATGCAAGGAATGATTGACAGTTCTATTGAATCTGGCGTGTCATTAGAGTTTATAGCTGAATCTGCTTACAGAATGGCTGACGCAATGATGGAGGCTCGTAATGAATCAATCTGAATCAATTGCTAACCTTGCTTTAGCTTTATCCATCGTACAAGGAAAACTTACTTATGCGGTTAAAGACTCTGCTAATCCTTTCTTTAAGTCTAGGTATGCTGACCTTGAGTCTGTTTGGGATGCTTGTCGTAGCCTTCTTTCTGAAAATGGGTTGGCAGTTTTGCAATTTCCAGGGGAATATTATGATGGGGCTATGTCCTTAACTACTATCCTAACGCACAAGTCTGGCGAATGGATTGGTCAAGAAATGTCTGTACCAGTAACTAAGCCTGACGCACAAGGCGCTGGTTCAGCTTTAACCTATATGCGTAGATACGCATTAGCAGCAGTAGTAGGAGTAGTGCAAGCAGACGATGACGGTAATGCCGCTTCGTCACCTAAACCAGTAGTAAAAGCAAAGGATATTTAATCATGGCTTATGTACCAAAAGAAGGCTCTGGAAGTTTATTTAAAAATGACCGCAAAACGACTGAAACTCACCCAGACTATACAGGCAGCATTATGGTCAATAACCGTGAACATTACTTATCTGCATGGGTTAAGGAAGGCGCTAAGGGGAAGTTTTTTAGCGTATCTATTGGCAAGGAAAAGCAACCTAAAGGTTTTAAACCTGCTGGGTCTGACGAAATTATGGATGATGTACCGTTTTAGGAGATAGACATGAAAACCGCTATTAATGATGTTGTCCAACAAAACATTGTTTCTATTCATACTGAGGAATATCATGTGGATGAAGAAAGACAATTAATTTCTATGACTTTAGAAGGTTTGGTCGGTGTCATTAATACGGTTGTCAAAGCAGCAGCAGATAAAGTAACAGATGCAGCCGAAAGAGAAGCAATTTTAAAAATGTGCAATTAACTACACATTAAAATGTACATAAGGGGAAACATATGTCACAACATTGGTATTGCGCCAAAACAGGCCAACCACGCTATACAACCATTGGCAAAAACGGCAAAGAAAGAAACACTACACTTAGGGATGCCAAAGCAAACCCAGGTACACTTGTCCCAAGCGTATCTACAATTAATGGACAGTTATCAAAAGATGGCCTTAATACATGGTTGCAAACTGAAGCCATAAAAGCTGCCGCAGAAAACCCAAGGGGTCTGCAAGAAGAAGAAAAAGATTATGTAGCCAGAATATTAGAGCTGGCAAAGCAAAAATCCCAAGAAGCCATGACTAGGGGAACTCTTATACATGACTTTATAGAAGCCCATTACAACGGTGATTTTATTCCTGAGAAGCCAGCATATGTATCAATGGTTGTTAATGCCATAGAAGCCCATTTTGGGGTTCAAAACTGGATTGCGGAGAAGTCTTTGGTTTCGCCAGAAGGTTATGGTGGTAAATGCGACCTTCATTGCCCTACCGTAGTAATTGACTTTAAATCTACGGAGAAATGCCCTGGTGATTTAACACCCTACTTAGATAATACATTACAGCTCGCTGCTTATAGAGAGATTTTAGCCCCAGGAGCTAGATGCGCCAATGTCTACATTAATGGCACAACCAATGAAGTTGCTATATATGAGCATAGTGAGCAAGACATTAAAGATGCTTATGAAATGTTTTTGTGCTTACTAAAAATATACAAACTTAAAACTGGGTTAAACTAATCAAGAGGTGGTAGGTGTGCTTTCCCCTTTGCATAACCACACACATAGTGTCCTACCCCTCACCTTACAATGGGCGAAAACATTGGATGCTTGCATACATCCGTCACGGAATGTTAGTAGCCCACCCTATTTAGGGCGTTAAGCCGTCAATGTAGGATGCAGTAATTGGGTAATTTTGCGGCTTTCTCGCCCATTGATAGAAACTGCCAAATACAGCCCTGTAGTTTATTTACAACAACATAGGGTTTGTCCTAATAAAAAAACAATAAAAATAAGAATAAATTTTACCTATAGCAAGTCATCGACACTATTCAGCTCAAGTACTCGCAGACGAACGACTAAAAAGACTTTGACTTGCTACTTTTTTTAGGAAAAATATGGCTTATTCTTTAATTAAACAAGCATTAAAAGAGGCCTGTCCATGTACAGGATGCAAGTATGCAGAAAAATGCAAAAAGTATGAATTGGCTTGTAGGCGTTTTCTTTGGTTTATCATTGAAAGGGAATGGGAGTCAATTCCCAAAAGGATGCCTACAGGACTAATATATAAAAAAATATACGAAGATGAAGGTGAATATCAATTTAAAAAATTTGTTAATTCTTTAACAGCAAAAGGAGTTTAAATTTGCCTAAAGAACCAATGACTTTACAAGAAATAGCTAACTCTGAAGGCATAAGCCGTCAAGCAGTAATGGATTTATTAAATAGAATTTATAGAAAAGTTCGTAAAATTTTAAGACAAAAGGGAATTAAACAAGAAGATTTTTTCTAAAGGGGTATAAATTGGAAATTAAAATAGAAGTTACCAAAGAAAATGACGATGGGTCAGCCGATGCAATGGTTCATTTTGATAAAGAAGGGCTTGAGCTTTTGGTGCAAGAAGGAATGTTATCAATTTTAAAACAATACATTGAGCTAAACAAAAACGCTCAAGAAGGCCAAAAATTAAGAAAAGAGATGGAAGTAAACCATCATAAAAACGGCAAAATAACCAATAAAAAGGTGAAATTATGAGTATTTTTTTATCAGTTATGGCTTTAAGTGGAATGATAGCTTGGTCAGTAATGATTTTAATTGTTATTTTAATTCACATGGAAAGCAAGTAATGGATAACGAATACATATACACGCCTGTAGGAACAGACATTACTATGCGCTGGAGATTAAATGGCTGGATTCCACCTTCTGAATTGCCAGAATACTTAGATAAATGGAAACATTTTCAAGAATTGCCATTACGCAAGCTAGATGACCAAGCTCGAAAAGAATACGAATTAGTAATGAAAAAAGCTAAAGTAATGCGTATTCGTTAACCGTTTTTAATCATATCTAAGGCTTCTTTTTCTTCTCTATCCACTCTAGCAAGCCATCCCTTACCAAAAACAGGGAAAGTTTTTAGTGATTGGTAGTATTCACGCCTAGTGGTAGAGAATTTCTCGATAAGATTTGTGCTATTACTGGCGGAAATAAGCTCTCTTGTTCTTGGGCCAATAACTCCGTCAGGTACGCAGCCAAGAGAGGACTGAAGAAGTTTAACGCTTCTTCCTGGGCCTGCGTTAACTGCCATTGAAAATACAACAAAGTCAAGTCCCCTAGGTAGTACTTCACAATATGCTGTTCTCCAGTATTTAAGCTCGTATAAAGGGGCTACATCCTCTTTGGTAAGGTCTTTCATGGTCTTAACAGGATGACCTACATATTCTTCCCAGACCGCCTTGGTAACGCCTAGATTGGTTTCGCCACCTGGGTCACTAGGATGATTAACCCAACCACCTTCAGACTGTAAAACTAAATCTAAACATTCTTTAAAATCATTTGCCATTCTTCATTTCCATAATCTTTTCGGCTGTTCTGCCACCAAAGTAAGCTAAAAATACTATTTGACCCCATTGACCTAATAATTGCACATAAGACTCAGTAGCATTAAAACCAAAAGCTGACATCATGGCAAATAAGAAATAGCCTACAAAGATAGCAATAAGTGCCATTGGGCGAATGTTTTTAGATAGCCAAGAATCAGAAGCCATGTCTGATTCCCAGCGTTTTGTAATCTCTTGCTGTTCTGCGGTATCGGCTGCAATTCTGGCAAGCTCGCCATTTTGTTGCATTTCTAGCAATTTAAGTTTAGCTTGCTCTGCTTGGGCAGGGTCAGGAAAGACTTTATCTAAAATCTTGCTACCAATGTCTAATAGTGCGCCTAATGGAAACATTTAAAAAGCTCCTAAAACAAATTTAAGCCACAAAGTAACCATCAATGCAGCAATAAAACACCATACCTGTACCCGTCTAACTGCTTTTAAATCATGCTGGAATTCTTCATTGTCTTTGCGTTGCATATTTTCAATATCTAACTTTATTTTTAGTACTGCTTCCCATTCTTTTGCGCCATATTTTCTTACAAAGTCTATCTTTAATTTGGCTTCTTCGTCACTAATTTGCTTTTTATGCTTCCAAGAATCTAAAGCCTTGATTAATGCTCGTTCTTTCTTTAATTCTGCTTCTCGCCTTAATCTAAGTCTTTCTTGTGCTTGTTTGTAAGCAACATCTGAACCATCTCGCTGTATGTTTTCAATAGATTCAGATAGCCCTTTGCTTGCTGCTCTGCTTGCTTCAAGGCTGTCTGTAAGGCCTTTGATGCCTTCAGATAATCCAAATGGGTCTGCCACATTGTTAGCCCACCTTAATATGACCTACGCCAGCAAGGTAAGTAACTACCCCTACTGCCGCAACGCCAACAAACCAAAAAAGTTTGGTAACAACAGACTTACCAACAGAGGTATAGACATTCTCAATAACCCTTTGAGTTACTTTTTCAACAATATCTTCTATTTCTTTTTCCGTTAAATTAGCCATTATTAACCTTTCAAGGCAGCAATTTCAGCGTTAGCGGCATCAAGGCTAGTTTTTAATTCTTGAATAGCTTGCACTAACATAGGAATCATTACAGATGTTTTAATAGATTTAAAATCTGAATAACCTTCTTGGTCAGATAATTCTACTAATCCAGGCATTACTTTTTCTACATCTTGAGCAATAAAACCTAATTTTGTAGGTACAGCAGATTTTTCTGATTTCAAACTATATTTAACAACATTAAGTTTGCAAAGATTATCTAAATAGCTAGGAGCAGCAACTACATTTTCTTTAATACGAGCATCAGAAATTGTTCCCCATGTTCCTGTTCTATTGTACGCAGAACCAGCATTTGTAACAGCTACTGTTGCTGTATTATTAAAGTTAAATAAAAGCTGACTTCCGACTGAATCGTAACCAATATTCCAATCTGAAGTATTACCAAACACCAAATTTTTTAAAGCAGCAATTTGCACCGCATAAGTAGCATTAAATGTGTTTGTGCCAGTAAATGTTTGGCTAACATTGGTATAAGCACCATTCGTTACTGTTGCGGCATTACCAGTAATATTAATACCCCAGTTACCAGAAGCATAAGTTCCGTCATATTTAGGGGCATAAGAGTAAATATTGCCAGCAGTAATAACAGTAGCACCACCAGCGTTATATGGGGTATACCCTAATGCTGTAGTAACATCACCAGAAGATAAAGTAACTACCCCTGTACGAGTATTAAAGCTAGTAACACCTGACGATATGGCAGAAATAGCTGATTGTACAAACGCTGTAGTAGCTATCTTTGTAGAGTTATCAGAACCAGGGGTAACTGTAGGAGCAGTACAAGTGCCTGTAAGAGTAGCGCCAGCATTAGCGCTTAAAGTAGTAAATTTACCTGTAGATGGGCTAATGTTGCCAATAGGCGCTCCATCAATAGAACCACCAGTAATATTGGGATTAGAAATTTGATAAATTGTAGCTACATCAGTAGCTGCTGTGCCGTTAGCTACACCTGTAATCTTGTTATTACCCATAGCTAATGGGCCTGTCATTGGAGTCTGACCATCCGCAGCTACAGAGCCAGTTAAGGCTGTAGCTACATCAGAAAAAGTAGTATTAGCCCAGTTAGAAGTGATTGTAGTACCTGTGACTACAGGGTTTCCTACTGGTAATACATAAGTACCTGAACCGTTGCGTGACATTATTTAACTCCTTCTTGAGCTGCTTTTATCATTAATAATTTAGCTAATTGTTTTTGTTGTTCTGTAAGATTTGCAGATGGTATTTTACTAGTTAATTTTCCTGCGCCATAAGCTGCTTCACCCATCAATCTAGGGCTTGTAGTAGCCATTGTTGCTAATGTTGCAGGAATATGTGCGCCACCAGTTAAAGCAGTTCCTAGTAATGCGCTTACATCTAATCCTTGACCAACCAATCCTCTTGGGGTTGGTGAGCGTAATGCTTGACCAGCCAGCGCTGGCATTAAATCGCCACCACCTTTTTCCATTAATTTGTTGGCTAATTGTTGACGATAACCATAATTTGTAGCTACATTATTTCGCATCAAAGATTGCAATTTATTTAAACCTGTAGCTGTTGATGCTTTATCACCAAGGCTTAAAGAACGATTAATTTCTTTAATTAAATCTTGACCTTCGCTATAACCTTTCATAACTTCATTATATTTAGGCGCTTGGTCTGCTATTTCAGACTTAATTGAATGGTAAACATTTTGAGCAATAGTTCGAGCTTTGCCTGATTCATAAGGTATTGTTTCAAGAATTGCGCCAACTTTTTGTTTTAAAGCATCCATACCTTCTGGTGTATGAAATTCTTTAGCAGGAAGATTTTTCCATTCATTAACTGTGTCACGAATTTCTTGCAAAGATTGACCAGCTTTAGGATTAATATTTTGACCTTTATAAGAAGCAATATCTTTAGCTTCATTAATGGCTTTATCAATGCCTTTAAAACTTAAAACGGATTTATCAGTTCCAACATCCATCATTCCCAATTTGTATTCTTTGGAAATATCTTGTTTCATATTGGCTAATGCACCTTTGGCTTGATTTAAAACATCTTCCATTGGAGCTGTACCACGCATATTTTGAACAAATGCTTGATTACCTGTTTTTCCAGCTTTATAGGCTTGACTTAATGCTTCTTCTCCAGCACCAGTAGCCATGCCAACTTCTTTACGCAATAACGATGCTATACCTTTTCCAGCACCACTAACGGCGGCAGGAACAGCACCTAAAGCACCACCAATAGCTGCTTGTTTTGCTTGTTCATTATAAAAATCTTGACCTGTTGCACCTGTTTCATTAGGCATTAATGCGCCTTGAATAGCGCCAGCACCCATTGTTTGCAATGCAGGGTTAGCCCTAGCAAAACTAGGAATCATGCTAGTACCTTTTAAAATACCAGCAGCAGGAGCTACAGAACCGCCAACCTGACCAGCCAAATATGACATTGGATTAGTTTCTTGATAAGGTTTAGCTTGTTGAGCATAAGATTGAGCGGTTTGACCGCCAACATTACCGCCTGTAGCTAATTGAGCAGCACCCAATACTGGGTCAATAAGAGCAGATTTAGTAGCTCCAGCCAATGCTGATTCCAATGGGCGAGGTTGTGCTTGTACATTTAACTGGCCCCGATTAATTGGTCTACCTAAAGCAGCACCACCACCTGTTTCACCAAATTCACCGCTAGAAGCTGGCTGCATAGCTGATTGAGCTTCAGCCATGCGCATTTTTGCTTCAGCTATAGCAATAGCTTGTTGTTGTTCTAAAGTAAAATCTGCCATATTAACCGCCAAATAGTTTGCGTTGTTCAGGAGTCATAAATTCCAATAATTTAAAGTCAATTTTTGGAGCTTGTTGTCCTGTTGTTGTCGGTAATGTTGGTGAAGTTGGTTGTAAAGCGCTTGGAACAGGTTTGTTATGTGTTTTATGCACATTTGCAATAATGACATCAGCTTGTTTACTTAAATCATCTGCTTGCTTTTCTAATGTCTTTTTGCCAACTAAAATTGCGCTTGGGCTTGTTGGGTCTTTTACAACAGCTTGTAAAATTTTATAATCAGGGCCGTTTAAAACACCTAAGTTGTATGCTTCTTTTGCTTGCAACATCATATTGTTATAAGCACTACCCATATTTGCTCTAGCATTAGGGTTAGCCATGTCTAAAGTGCTAAATCCTTCTAATGTTTTTTTGTAGTTAGTAATAGCATCTTTAAGGTTTGTAGCACCTGTAACTTGTTTAGTTGCACCTTCTGGTAATGGTTTGCCAAACATTAATTCTTGCGCTGCTTTAGCTTGTTCAAGATTAAGCCTTGCACCAGAAAGACCAACTTCTTGTTGTCTAAGAGCCAAATCAGCTTTATCTTTTTCAGTAAGTTGATTTTTCCATTCATCAAATGAACCTTTAAACGGTTTAACAGGGTCATTTTTAGCAGCTTCATAATTAATTATTAAATCTGTTTTCTTAGGTAATGCGTTTTGCATTAATGTAGCAGCCAATGCTTTACCTTGAGGAGTTTGGGCAGAAGATGCTTTTTTAGCCGCAGCATTAATATCTGTTTTGGCTAAGTCATAAATATCATTAACTTCTTGCTCACCCTTAACTCTTAGTGCTTCAGCCAATTTAAGTTGCTTTTCATCTAAAGATTGGCTTAAACTTGTACCAATGGCTGCTTTAGCTAAAGGTGCAATTTGTTGACTCCAAGATGGAGCTACATAATGACCACTAATTATTTGACCTTGTGGTTGCTCAGTAGCTTGAGTCATAAGCAATTCAGCAATCTTGCGCTGACGAGCTAAATCAGCAGTTTCAGGGGTTTGCCCTAATACTTGTTGGTCTGTTAAATATGCTGATTGTGCCATTATGCTGTCCTCAATAAATCTGCCAATGTTGGCGCTGGTTTACCTTCTTGCGCTAATTGAGCAAGAAAATCTTGTGTTTTTCCAAGTGGATTTTGAACCATTGTAGGTTGTTGTGTTTGTGCAAACGGATTCTTATTCATTTGATAATAACCGCCAAATTGTTCTTGAATAGGTGCGTTTGCTGCTTGAAACTGAGCAAATTGTTGTGCAGTTGGCTTACCGCCAGCAGGATTTACTAAATTAGCTAATTGTTTTAAACGATTAACATTTTTAAGAACATCTGAAGCAGAAATTTCCAAACTAGGAGTAGTGCCAGCAATTCCAGAAGCTCCTGCTGGGATAGCTGCACCAGAAGCATCTACGGCAAATTGCCCAGGTGCTGCCGTCATGTAAGTTTGACCAATAGTTGTGCCTAAAGTACCATCACCAACCATAGTGCCAGCGCCTATTGCGCCAGTTAATCCTGCACTATTAGTAACAGCATTAGCGCTAGGTGCAACAATAGACCCAAAATTACCAGCACCAGTAGGCGTTAAATTTGCAATATTGCTTGATGAGCCTAATACTGCATCTGCACCAGGAGTTGCTGTAACAGCAGTAGCTTCTCCAGCGCTACCAAAAGCAGCATCGGCAGCTAAACCTGCGTTTACAGCTTCTGTACTACTAGCGCCTGTTGCCAATGCGTCAAAAAAAGCCGTTGAACCAGCTTCGGTTGCAATAGCGCCAGCACCAGCTTCAGCACCAGCAGTAGCAGCAGCTTCAGTTGCAAACAAACTAGGGTCAATATAACCAGTAGCATAAGCAACGGCAATAGCTGCTGGTAATGTCCATCCACCAGGTATTTCACGTCGTACAGTAGTATCAACTTCTGCTAAACCTTTTCCTACAGGTTGTGTAACACTTTTGTCTATAAAAACACCAGCATTACTAATAGCATTTCCTACAGAGCTAACAGCGTTGCTAATAGAATCAACGATTCCACCTCCTTTAAATGGGGTGCGCTGTAAATCATAAGTCCATCCAGAATGTTTGCTTTTAATCATATTTGAGACATCCACATAAACTTAGGGTTATCAGACTCTTGCACTTCAATTCCTAAATTTTTTAATAATTGCAAAATTTGAGTTGGCGGTTCAGTACCATATACTGTTTTAATGCTAGCATTTTGTAACTTTTTAACAAATTCTAATATTGCTTTAGATAGTTTAATTGGTGAATCTTTAGTAAATAAATGCAGTTCTACAGCTTGATTATCAAGTTTAAATGCCACCAATACAGAATTACCTTCATGAAAAACAATTGCTTTGTTAGCTTTTACAGCTTGAGCAATTCCTTGTAAAACCTCATTAGGGTCTACATCTTGAGTATCGGCAATAATAATTTCTGATGGGGTCATTATTAAGCGCTCCAACCTGCTAATGGGTCATAAATAGAACCATAAAAATTAGACGCTGTTTGAGCAGCTTGCTCATAAACGCTACCTGGTTTAAAAGGGTTAAGGCTTCCGAGTCCCATGATTAACCTAAGTTAAAAATATCACTAGCGAAAGTGCCGCCAGAAGTAGGGTTAGTAAAGAAATTATTTGTAGCTGTGTTGTAATTACCTAATCCACTTAAATACTTGTAAGCGTCAACGCCTAAACTAGCTAAACCACCTACTCCACCACCACCTAACAATGCGCTAGAACCTAAACCAAATAAACCTGATTGCAGGTTAGCTGTTTTTGCGTTTGCAGCATTTTGGGCGGCAATAGCAGCAGCTTGACCTGTGGTATATCCACCTAAATAATCAGGCCCAGATACAGCGGCTTGGCTATAAGGGTTTACATAACCAGGTTGTGTAGCTTGATTAAATGCACCTAATTGCGCAATTGGCAAATTAGATTGTTGTAATTGCTGATTGAAGCCTTGCTGATTAGCTTGCAAGCCAACATTAATTCCACCTACTTGAGCAGAAGTTAACAAATCATTTTGTTGTTGTGCTAATTGTGTTTTAGCACGGTTGTAAGCCTCTGAACCAGGCATAATTCCCTGATTAGCTAACTGTGTTTCTGTGGCAGCAGATTGTTGTTGTAATTGAGGTTGCAATCTACGCATAATAGCGTCTGAATACAACTCACCAGGGTTAATGCCTGTTTGTGCCAATGTATTGGTATTAATACCTTGTCCAGCGCTAGAAGCCAATCTGTTTTGCAATCCACCTAATGCAGTTTGTAGTTGTGGAGCTAATGTTTGATTAGCTGACCAAATAGGATTGCCATTAGCATCTGTACCTGTTTGCTGATACTGTAGGCTTGAATAAGGTGTATTTTGGTTTACACGGTTAGCAGCAGTAGCAGTTTGTGCGCCTTGATAGTTGCCTAAAGAGGTTTGTTGTGCAGCTTGAATATAAGGGTTTGTAGAAGTTTGATTGCCTGTGGCATTAGTGCCAGTTAATCCCCAAGGATTTCCATTGGGATTTGCTGCTGGCTTTAATGCTTGATTTGCTTGGTATTCTGGAGAATTTTGAAAAGCTGCAATAACATCTTGTGGACTTTGACCACTATTTAAAGCATTTTGCCAAAATTGATAACCAGCTTGGTCGGGAGCACGATTTAATTTTTGTTGATATAAATTGTTTAAAAAACCACTATAAGCATTACCGCCATTCATTTGTGGCTGAGTAGCTAATTGAGCTTGTGCTGTGCCTGAATTTTGAGCTTGATATGTAGGAGTTTGTGAATTATCCATAGAATAAAGCGGATTGCCACCACCTTGTTGACCTAATGCCATTAATCCTTGGTTTAATCCTTGATTTGTTACTATAGGATTACCTGATTGGTCTAATCCATACCCTGCTGAATAATCTGGTAACATTCCTTGCTCCTAAATATATATATTGAAACCAAGGAATCGGCACAATCCGATTATACCCTTGTAAATCATTAAATTACAGACCCTTTTTCCATGACATAGTCGGTGGAAAGCCAATGTACATCAATTCCTGCTGAAACCATATTCAAGTTAAGACCGCCTGCATAGCCTAAACCTGTTACTCCTTGCCAGTTTCTTGAAATAACCAAGTTACCAGCCCATACATCGTTATCCCATGTTGCTACATCCCATACGGCTGTAGTAGTTGGATTTGTTTCAAAAGATACTTTTCCAAGGTTATTTTGGGTTTGGAAGTCTGTATTAATACCGCAATAAATACCAGGCGCTCCCACATCTACCAAGAATGTAGGGCGAACTAATGTAAAGCGTTTTTGTTGACCTGGAGTGTCAAAATAGCTATAGGCTTGTTGACAAGTAGCTGATATTTGACCGCCATTATCAGCATTAGTATCAAAAAACTTACCTACAAAGCCATTGCCGCCAAAATACAAATCATCACCACTTAATTCAAAACACTTAGCATTAATTCCTGTGAAATTGCACCAAGCCTTACTAATTGTGTGCATTATATATTGCTCTGCACCATTAGGATTAGGAATGTTAATAAGAAGCATATTAGGCTTGGCAAAGTAAATAGCTTGCCAACCAAACTCAGTAGAATAAGTATCTGCTGCTAAAGAAATTGCAAAGAAAATCTTATCGGTAAGGTTAATCCTAGGGTCTAGACGGCTAGATTGCAATGCAGAAGCCAATGGTACTAAACCATCTTGGGTAAGCAATAGGATGTCACCAGCAAACTTATAAAAGCATCTACGGCTAAATACATAACCTAATTGCCATACGCCTTTAAGCGCCCATGTTGCTGCCGTATCAGGGTCTGTACCGTTATAGACAATAATCTCGCCCATGTTGGTAATAAATACTGCGTAGTCATCAGAACCTTGACCAGCATCTAATGTCCATGTAGCCATTGCTTGCAAGAAACCACCATTACGAGCAATACCACCAAAATCAAGAGAAGTGGCTGCCCCTGCAATTTGGTTAACAGGCAAATACCATACTTTTAAATTGTCTTTTTCGGTAAAGAATAAGCGGTTTTTAAATAAGTTTACTTGTATAAACTTGTTGCTGTTAACACCTGTAATTGCATACAAAACAGTATAAGTGCCTACTGTTGTGGCATTAGCGCCAGGGTTACTAGCCATTGTGTAAGTAAAAGTATTAGCACCAGTTACTGTAATGGTATATGTGCCGTTATATGCAGCAGGGCTTGCACCAGCAATAGTTACTTTATTGCCAGTTAATAAACCATGAGCAATAGCTGTAGTTAATGTGGCAGTTGTAGTTACATAAGTAATCGAGTTAATGGTTTGAGCTGTGCTTGTTGGGGCAATGCTAAACCAGCTAGTACCGTCATAGACCATAGTAGCGTCTGCACCATTGCAAGCAACTAAAAAATGACCTCCAGCCGTACTAATGTTTATATGCTGAAGTTTGTCGTTAGTGATAGCGTAAGAAACGGTAGCAGTAGCCGTATCAGCGTTATAAATGCTTGTTCCTGCGGCAGCAAATAGTTTTTGGCTACTTGGGCCAGCATAGTTCATTAAGCTATTTACAAAGCCAGTAATGCCAATAGAGCGCTTAGAATACCCTTTTCTTAACACTACATCAGTAGGCGTAGGGTATAAATTGGTCAATGTAACCGCATCAGTAGGAGGCATTGATGATACAGAATCCCTAGCGTTCCAACCACCAATAGGTGAAGTAATGGAGGTAGTAAGGGCGGTTTGTGGTTTAGCGACCGCCATAATTATGAACCATACCCTGTATCTGGAATATTAGCGTAACCAATAAGCACCTTGCTTGGGTAAGGCGCAAATGATAGATTTGGAGAGCCTTTATCGTTAGCTTTAGCAACAGATAAATAACGGTTGTAATCGGCTGTCAACGCAGTCGTATCAAATGATTTAATTTGGAAGTATTTGAGTTTGGTAGATAAAACCATAATACGGTCATCAAAAACCGTAGTATCGCTATCAGCAGTAAACTTATTCTTCACTTCGCCTGTGGCGCTTCTTGCCCAACCTTTAGAACGATATTCCCACCCTAAATACTCATTGGTATTCATAGGAGGCCATATTTGGAATTGGTTATCCAATATGCGCCATCTAATTCTTGGGCCAGTTGAAATATAACCAGACTTTAGCCATTGCCATTGTTGAGCATCTTCACCTCCCAACATTTCCCAATGTTTCGTCTTATCCCACATCGTGCGGTCTGTAATGGTTTCAAAGTCGGCTGGCAAGTTGTAAGCAGTCTGAGCCAATACAATCGAGCCTGTGCCTGTACCATTAGCCATTTGGCTTAATACAATTTGCTTGGTAGTGTTGTTTGCCGACACTACATAAGTATCTTGGTTGATGTTATAGCCAGTAACTTGCCATTGGCTTGTAACGCCACTAATATCTGTACTGCTAGGAACAGTCAATGTAGTAGAACCATTGACCGTTGTAGCGTTTGTTGTAATAGCTTGAGTGTAAAAACGATACTGAACTTGTAATGCTTGCCAATCGTATTCTTTAAGCAAGTCATAGCCAGAACCATTCATCAGCGCTAAAATCTGCTGTACATCTTGATTAGGGTTTCCAGCTACAGAAACTGGTACGGCTAAATTAAGCTCGCTTGCAGTTTGCTGTACAAGTTCTAGCATCGTTAATGACATATTAAGCCTCTGTTTCTACCTTGGTTTTGCGTGGTTTTTTAGTTCCAACAGCGGCAAGTAGAGCAGTCATCTGAGATTGCATCTCAGCCAGCTTTGCGTCTGTTTCTGCTTTAATTTTAGCATTTTCTTCACGCAATTGCGCTACTTCTTCTTCTCGCTTAGAAATATCAGCCGTTTGATTGGCTACAGACAGAAAAGCCTTGGCTTTGTCCCTAAAAGCATAGGGTGACATACCAGCAATCATGCCAATACGCTGTAATTGTTGGTCGCCGCAATTAGCCACCGCTTCTACAGTATAAAATTTGATGCCTTTGAGTTCTTCAGCTTGTCCCATAGTCAATAAAGGCCATTCTGACAGAGGAGTTCCTATAAAGCCTTCATGGTTTCCAGTTTTGTTCTGATAATCAGCCCAATGTAGTGGAAATCTGCGTTTATGCCTATCTTCAGCAATAGTATCAATGATATTAAGCTGGTCGCCTGGGGTCATAATGGTGATGAAATCCATCTCTTTAAAGATTGGTCTGCCTTGGGCAAGAGTTTCATCTTTGATTTCTACTGGGCGCTTATAAAAGCGTACTGTTAACTGCGAATCCGCATTACGGACATCTGATTCAATAGCCATTTAATTCTCCTAAGGGATTAGGTTGTTAAAAAGAAAAAGGGACTCCCCTTTTGAGGGAATCCCAAGGTACTACAATTAAAACTTAAACAGAAGCATAGCTGAACCAGCCATAATCTCCAGAACCCATTGCTACTGCTGGGGATAAATAGCTTCCACCAGTTGCAGCCACTACAAAAGTAGTAGAGTTAATAGAGCAAACGCCAGTTGTGCCAGTAATAGTTGCACCAGCTTTTGCCCATACATAACGGCGACCATCAGAGCCAAATACTTCTGCTCCAGTTGGGCCGAATTGTGGAGCTGTACCGCCAGTTGTTGCAATTTCAGCTACGGTTGTTGTGTCGTTAAAATCAATCCCTGATAGGGGTGTAATGGTATATGCCATGATATTTCCTTTATTAGTTAAATTGACTAAAAATAGGGGTTTCCACCTACTTTTTTAGTTAGTCATAATGCCTTGCAAGAAGCTGTTAGAAGCAGTCAAGTTACCAGCCCAACCGTATAACTTCACGATTGCGTCTTGGTTAATAGACTGACGCTCACCACCAATAGGTACAAAGTTACGCTCTTTGTGTGGGCGTAAGAAGATGTAGTTGGTGTTCAAGAAGTACATTGTGTTAGAAGGTTGCTCATTGCCATAACCACCACCCAATACTACGTCAGCAGAAGTACCGCCACCGTAGAACTTGAGGGAAGCAAAACCAGCAGCGCCAGCTTCTTCAGAAGCGATACGCTGAATAGCTTGCAATGACTGTACATACAGGCTGTAGAAGTTGTTATCAGCAACAATCAAGTCAGCTTTGTCTGTTCCACGAACTAATTGAATAGCTGTAGAAGTCATCTTA